GCGTTACCCGTCCCGTGGAAGACCCTTTTTGGGATACTTACTACCCACCAAACGGCTGGCGCTGTAGGTGTGAGGTCTTACAGGAGGACGAGGACGAGGAGGCCACAAAGCTGGGAGGCGTTAAGCTGCCCGACGTACCGCCAAGCATGCAAATAAACGTCGGTAAAAAGAAAGTTTTATTCGGTCCCGAGCACCCTTATTTTAAAGTGGAGGACCAATTTAAGGAGCTAAAAGACAATAATTTTGGTTTACCTATTCCAAAGGAGGCTCAAATAGTAACGCCAGCGGAGGACGTTTTTAAACCAGCTAAAACAATAAGCGAAGCGACAAATTACGCTTTAAAAAATAAATTTGCTAAAAAGGTAGATTTTAGCGGGGCAAATTTAGAACAAGTAAACGCCGTTAATAAAGGTATTTTTAAAACTAGGCAAAAAATAAAAAACGACGTTTTAGAATTAGATAGTATAGATTTTAAGGAAAAAAAGGCCACGGCTCGCGGAGGGGTTAACCTTTCATTTAATAAAGACCTTTTTAACCCTGGCGTCACAGATGGTTTAGTAAGCGTAAAAGACAGGAGGGAAAGGCTTACAAAAAGGGCGGCAAGGTTAGAACGTAGAATAAAAAACTTAGATTTACAAGGGGAAGAAAAAAACAAAGTTTTAAAAGAAATATCAAAAATTAAAAAAGAAATAAAAGAAGTAAAAAACTATTACGTAAGTGATAAAATGGAGGATATTGTTGTACATGAATTAGGCCACACGGTACAAGACTTTTTAGAGGAACAAAATCAATATACTAATAAATTATTAGGCAGCTCAAAAGACAGAGAAAAAGCGGGTATAAAGTGGGCCGACTCTTTACACAGTAAATTAGATATAATAGCAAAAAAACAAGGCGGCAAAATAAGCGAATACGCAACCAAAAATAGTATGGAATATATAAGCGAGTCTTTTACTCATTATATTATAGGGAAAAACCAAAGCTTAATATATAAGGAACTTTTAGACGTATTTAAAAAAATATCTAAGTAAATGGCAACCTACAGCGGAAAAGACCCACTCAGTAGAGCAATAAAAGACGACGCCAGGGCCGTGGTTAAGCTTTTTAGGGGCTTTATGGTTAAAGTGGGTAATATTGCTATAAATGAGGCTAAGGACAATTTTAGGCGACAGGGTTTTATGGATAGAAGCGTAAAACGTTGGGAGCCTAGAAAAAAGCCCGACCCTGGCCGCGCCATACTTGTTAAAAGCAGCATGCTTAAAAAAAGTATTAGGCGAATAAGTGTAAGCAGTAAGAGGGTAACAGTAGGGAGCAAAGGTAAGGCGGCAGTTTACGCGGGAGTCCATAACTACGGGTTAAAAGCTGGACGAGGAAAGGGCTTTATTATGCCTAAGCGCCAATTTTTAGGACCAAGCCACACCACCGACAAAAGAATAGTTATATTATTAAAGAAAACAATAAAAAAAGGCTTTAAGTAATGTATAGATTTTTAATTGAAGATATTATAACAAAAGTCGGGGCCGAGCTCCCCGAGTTTAAAACTGTGGCTTTATTTAATGACGACTTTAATAAAGCCGAGATAGGGTTAAAAGATTTAGTAAAATTCCCAGCTTTATATATAAGTTTTCCCGAGGGCGTGGACTACTCAGACAATGGGGCGGGAGTTCAAAAAACTAACGAGCTAAAAATTAGGTTTTACATAGCCAAAAGCATAACGAAGGGGAGGGCTTCCAATAGCACCACGGTTTTAGATTTATTGGACCTAAAACAAAAAGTTTATAAAGCTTTCCAAGGGTATAAGTCAAACGGTTTTAATACATTTAAAAGAAGGTTTGAAGAAATGGACGAGGACAGGACTAACTATTATGTATTTATGCAAGACTACACGACCGACCTAATAGACGACACTAAATATATCGACGGAGGGGCAACCACCCACCAAATAACGGCCTTAGATATTACCCAAGACGTAGTTATAAACTCGGCAACTAAACAAGGAATAAGAACCGCTAAAAATGTTAACGACAATGGCTAGAAGTATAACGACAATACAAAACGAAATAATAGCGGCAAAAAACGCCGACGCAAATTTAAACAGCCTTAACAGCCCCAGCGCTGTAGCTATTTGGCGGCTGTGGTCCCGAATTATTGCGGGAGCTATAGAAACGCAGGAGCAACTTTGGGACGTTTTTAAAGCTGAGCTTGAGCAAATAGCACGGGAGGCAGTCCCAGGGACAGCGAATTGGCTACAAAAAAGGGTTTTAGAATTTCAATATAGCGCCACGAACCCCCAAGTGATTAGCGTAATAGACGGAAAAGCCACCTATTCGACTATTGACGCCTCCTTACGCATTGTAACACGCGCGGCAGTAGTGGAGCAAGTTAACAACAGAGTTTTAGTAAAAGTGGCTAAGGACGACGGCAGCGGAGGCCTCACGCCTTTGGCAGCTCAAGAAGTAAGCGCCTTAGTAAGCTATTTAGACGCTATAGGCTTTGTGGGAATAGCAATAGACACCTCTAGTCTATTCGCCGACCGCCTAAAGTTCCAAGGGACTATTTTTTATAATGGTCAATATGTAGAGGCAACGGTAAAAGCGGCGGTTATAACGGCTATAAAGGCTTATTTATCGAGTATTTCAATAACAGAGTTTGACGGCACAATAGTAAGAGAGGAACTAATTAACGCCATACAGGCAGTAACAGGGGTTACAGGAGTGGACACCCTTAACGTAGTGTTAACCGCTCGGCCTAGCTCCACACCTTTAACGGGGGCGGTTGTAACAGTCCAAAGAACGTATATTACAGCGGCGGGCTATATAATACAAGAGGACACAGCGGGAAGCACATTTAACGATACTATAACCATGACCCTAGAAAGTTAAAACTATGAGTATTTATAATTTAGATTATTCCATATTTGCTAATGAGTTTCTACCTCCCGACAAGCGGGGGACAGTTCAGAACGCTTGGCAAAAAGCACTATTAACACCCGAACAAACGTTACATAATGACGTGTTTTTGACCTATAGGCCCGAGGTAATAGCACGGAGCAAGCACAACGGCCAAAAGGTAGTCATGGAGGCGGTTTTAAATGAAACTTTTAACATTGTTTCGTTACCGTTTATATATATTGACAACACGGGGGACGACGTTAACCCAATTACTTTTTTTAATAATAATGAGGGATACCCAGCGGTAACTTTTTACAATAGCAACGAAAGCCAGCCAGGAGTTTTTCTATTTAACACCACAGAGGCCAACACAAACAACGAATTTAAAGTTTACGTACCAGCGGCAACTTATAACGCCCAAGGAGTGGCAAAAATAGCGGCAGAGGTGGACAGACTTAGACCATATTCAACAAACTATATAATAATATCTTACTAAAATGGCAAATTATAAAACAAAACAAAAAGACCTTAAAAATATAAGCGGGAAAACCGACACGGGAGGAGCTCCTCTATTTGCTAACGACTTTGTAAGGCTACAGCAAAACAGCAAGGCCGACGCTATAAACTTTCAAGAAGGGTTAAGGCGTAGGCTTGGTAATATGTCGTATTATAGAGGGACTGTATCGAGCGCCGAGGCTATGCACTCTTTTGGTATTATTTTAGCGGGTTGTACGTATAACAACAGCACGAGCGGCGGCGGTGGTACTGGCACGGTAACACTAAGCGAGGGTTATATTTTAAGCGAGGGCGAAATTTGTTACTTTCCTGGGGCTACTTACTCGGCAAGCACAACGGTTTTAGCGGTTTTTTATTTACGTAAAGGGCCACTTTTAACGGAATCCCGAGTTTTTGCGGACGGCGTAAACAAAGAGTTTTTAGTGGAGTATCAAGTAGAAGTCTTTCAGACTACTTGGACAGGGTTTAGCCCAAGCCCCGAGCCATTAACTACGGCAGACTTAACAAAGGAATATGTAGTAATAACAGCGGGAGCCAATCAAACAAGCATTAACGCCAATTTTGCAGAAAAACACTGCACTATAGATGCCGCCTTAGCCGTTACAAAAATAGGGGAAGAAAATAATTATTTGGCTTTTCAAGACGCCACACTAGCATCGGGCTGGGCTTTGTCCGCTACAAATATAGGCTTGCGAAAATTGGGCGGAAAGGTAAACCTAGACGGAAGTTTTTTTATTAGTGGCTCAGTAACTAGAGGTTTTTTAGGTGGTAACGCCCCTGTTGAGGTTTGTACTTTATCAAACCACAACAACGACACAAACCACGTTTTTTTCTTTACCGTTCCTGGAAGAACCTCTTTTGCAAAAAATTACAATTTTGTATGCTCTATTGATGGAAACGGAACAATTAAAGCCTATACTTTAGACGGCGCCAACTGGCCCACAGCCATGGACATAACACTATATTTTAACAATACTTTATGCTTAAGCGTAAATAACTGTTATAATAAAAGCTTTGCTTATAATAACAAATTTTTGGATGTTACCCCTTAATATTAGGGTTATTTTCAAAATAAAAATCTATTATATCTCTTAAAAGGGCCGCGTTAGAAACGTCCCTTTTTTTCTTTTCCCTATCGAATAGCATGCGGCGGCGCCCGTGGAGCCATACTTTTATCTCTTTT